TCATTGCTAAAGCTCCGTCGGATTTGGTCCAAGTCGATCATTGATTGGCGTTGTTTTGCATGGGCGTATCCCATGCGCCGAGATCAGGCTCTCGGTAGGTCTCTAAAAGGTCTCCCAGGTCAACATGAACCAGGAGACGAGGAACTTGTCTTGTTATCCAAGACATATCAAAGTTACCATTTAAGGTAACCGTACGAGTCGTCGGAGGTTTATAAGCCTCCGATGGTAATAAAGGTATCTTCTCCGTTGAGATGACACCCGGAAGGGGAGAAGCCTCCCCCTTGGGCGCCTCAACGGCGTACCCTTTCCATTCAGGGTCTGGACCCTGGAAATAATCACGGGGAAACATAGTATGCCCGTAATAAAAGTACCTCTTCGAAGTATCGAAGGGTTCCAATCGCAGTAGAGCATAGAAGTGTTCAAAACTTCCCATGTCTACTACTATATTATCCCAAGTTATAGGGATATGCATTTCCCAGGCAGATGGACAACACTGTGTGATGATCCAATTCCTGGGATGAATTCGGTAGGTCCTGTGACCAGGACCATTCCTATATACGCGTAATTTAGCGTATTCTCTCGCCAACTTAGCGTCGGCAGTAATTAGAACGACATTAGACATTTCGTCATGTGGTTCTGAAAGGATGACGCTATCGTCATCGACCATCCTGGTAGGAATACCAGGAATAGGTTTCCCGAGGTTATGAGCCTCGGTAGCTTTTAGGAACCATTTATATAGTTCCTCTGCACCGGTCTCTAAAAAGGACCGTCCTATATGGCGACCCGATTTATCGACGCTATAAAGCGGTACATCAACATGCATCGCATATGTAGGCCCTATTAAAGCAAGGGCCTCTTCTCTATCGTAATAGTCCTCCGATTTGATTCGTTGGAACAACGACGATTTCTCTGTCCAGATTGCAAGAAAGCGTCTGAACCAATTTTCCTCGACAAAATCGTAGTCGAAGGGAACTTCGAGGTTCTCAATTGAGTATTCCTCGTAACCCTCGAACTCGATTCCGAGTATCTGTGACTCCATAAATTTTTGAGCCATAATTTTCCCAACTAACTCCGAGTTGGAAATCATGTGGTTTTTTGCCAATCGTCCAAGGACTTTTGGCATGACCGCACTGTACTTTGGGATGCCTTTAATGGCCTTACCCAATAATTCTTTCGGGACCATATCTGGGACTTTTACAGTCCAGAACTCCCGATCGTAGTGCCTTTGCATATTATGTGCAAAAGACTTCAGCATGCTCGGTTTCCCACCGAAAGCATTTCGGTCGGCCTCCAAGCAGGCTTGATCAATCAAGAAATTATATTTCTTGAGATATGCCCCACGTCTATGCGTTTGGCACCAACGGAGAAAGTTTCCAACTTCTCCAAACGGGATTGGTTTAGCCCCCCCGAGTTCCCTCGGGAAGTAGACCATTCCTTTAAAGTTCCTCGTATCGAGGGACAGATCCTGGAAAATCATAGCCAGGTGAAACAGGGCCCCGTATTGGCCTTCCTTTAGGAAGGAACAATCGGTACCCAGTTGTGTTATACGCCCTATGGGGGTGTAACTGAAGTCGTCGCGATTTTTCTTCGCGTCAATTAATAGACGGCCTTTAATGCCGTCAATATAGGGCATTCGCGACCAGTCGCGCGTCTTCATGACGTCGCTGACCGTGTCCTGCCTGGAACGAGGGATCTCAATCAATTCCTCGGTAAAGTACATCACCTCTGAGGAGATGTACGTATCGTCCTCCGATATCTTCATTTCGAAGAGTTCGAAGGACTCGAGTGCCTCTTCACAGGCACTCTTAGAGCCGACGCCTACATAGTCGTCGCCTATATTCACGGCTTTCATAAAACCGTGTAGTTGACGCACACGCAGGGTGACCGCAAGGCCAACCAGCGTTAGTGCTGTCTTAGTACCGGGGTCCCCCATGAGGGCCCCACGAGATGTGGTAGTGAAAACCTTACCGTTGTAATGAACCTCCCGAGGGTGGGTCAGAACCGCGACTACGGCTTCACCATACCATGTTGGTATACCTGCTATCCTATTAAAGGTACGCAGGAGATCTTTGACCACTTCCCAATTGAAGTAGTCGGTAGAAGTCTCCAAATCGGTGGAGACTGCGAAAACATCGTGACCGATGATTTCATCATCGTCCAACTCGGTCGCCCACGTCCAACCATGTCTACTTTTAGACAGGCCAGACGCGACTTCCGGAATGGACTTAAGGATCTCCAGACTCAAATGTGAGTAAGGCTGGAGAAAT